TTCGGGTATCTTGGGCGTAGGGCCAAAATCCATTGTGATTTGGCAAGGGGAAGGTCTGCCCTTCAAGATAGCGGAGAACGGGAAATCGAATGAGTACAACACAGCGGAGGTAATTCGCTGGATGATTAAGCGTGAGCAAGCAGCAGCGGGGTCGTTCAACTTGAGCGACGAGCGTGCCAACTTGGCTCGTGAGCAAGCGGAGAACGCACGGTTGAAGAACGAGGAGCGCAAAGGCAACCTGCTGCCGTTGGACTTGGTGGTTACGGCTGTGCAGAAGGCAGCAGTGGCAATACGACAGAAGATCGTGAACTCGCCTTTGAGCGTGGATGACAAATCAAAGCTACTTGAGGAGATTCATGCGCTAGGCAACATACGCATGGAGGACATCAAGGACGCAGAATTTACGGATGACGAAGAAGACCCAATTACCGAAACCCCAACTCCCGCCAGTTGAGCGGTTGTGGCGGGCGATCTTTGATGCTATCCCGCCATTACCGAAACAAAGACCGAGTGAGTGGGCTAACCAGTACCGTGTGTTGTCGCGTGATGCCGCAGCGGAGTCTGGCAAGTTCAAGTGCTTGCCGTACCAGAAGGAACTGATGGATGCACCGTTGGAGCCTGATGTATCCGAGACGGTGATGATGCTTGCAGCGCAAACTGGTAAGAGTGAAACACTTAACTGTCTTATTGGTTTTTTTACGCACGCTGACCCATCACCTATGTTGTTGGTGCAGCCTACGGTTGAGTTGTACGAAGCGTACAGCAAAGAGCGTATTGCCCCGATGATTCGTGATACGCCTGTGTTGCGGAAGCTGGTGAAGGATGCAAGAAGCCGCAATAGCGGCAATACAACCGCTTTTAAGCAGTTCCCCGGTGGAAGCCTAGCCATGACAGGGGCAAACGCTCCTGCTGGCCTTGCAGGTCGTCCTAGACGTGTTGTGATGCAAGACGAGATTGACCGTTACCCAGCAAGTGCAGGTAGCGAAGGCGACCCTTGTGCGTTGGCTGACAAGCGTGCTGAGAGTTTCCCAAATGCAGTAAAGGTGAAAACCAGCACGCCTACGGTCAAAGGCATCAGCAAAATCGAGAAACTGTACGACAATTCGGACAAACGGCATTGGATGGTAAAATGCCCAAGGTGTGAGTTTGAGCACACGTTGTTGTGGAGTCAGGTGAAATGGCCTGAGAGTGAGCCAGACAAAGCGTATTTGGAGTGCCCAGCTTGCAAAGCCCACCTGAACGACGCTGACCGCATTGGCATGATTAAGAAAGGACGTTGGGTGGCTACACGTCCGTTCAATGGTGTGCGTGGGTATTGGCTGAACGGCATGAATACGCTGTTCAGGCAGCACAAGGGGTACAAGAACCGCTTGCATGAGTTTGCGATGGAGTTCTTGAAAGCCAAAGATGGTGGTGGTCAAACCATGCGGGTTTGGATAAACACCTTCCTTGCAGAAACTTTTGAAGAAGATGCTACCAAAATTGACGCTAAATCACTGGAAGACCGTGGGGAAGAATACACACCCGACACAATTCCAGAAGGAGTGCTTACGCTTGTGGCAGCAGCAGACGTACAAAGAAACCGCATTGAATGCGAAGTTAAAGGTTTCGGCAAAGATGAAGAATCGTGGGGCATCAAACGTGTCGTGCTTGATGGCGACACTGAATTAGACGACGTTTGGAACCGATTAGATTTACTGTTGCTGGAAGACTTTACTCGTGAGGATGGCGTACCGATGAAGATACAGCGTGCCTTCATCGACATGGGGTACAAAGACAAGCGGGTGCTGTCATTCTGCGCTCCTCGCATTGGTCGTGGTGTGTATCCGTGCAAGGGTATCAATCGTGTTGGCACAAACATCCCGCCCATCTTGCCAGCAAAGCCCAGCCGCAACAACCGAGCACGCATACCGCATTGGAATGTTGGCGTTACTGTTACCAAATCGACGTTGCATGACCGCATCGCATTGCCAACACCGGGGGCACGCTCAATGCACTTTGCATCACCTGAATACGGCTACGATGCCGATTATTTTGCACAGTTCGCATCTGAGAAACGGTTTTTGAAGTATAGCTACGGTCAGCCGTACTACATTTTTGAAAAAGAGAACAACAGCGTACGCAACGAAGCATTGGACTTGAACGTGTACGCAGTTGCAGCGGTGCATAGCTTGTTTCCTATCGCATGGCAGCGTTTGGCTGATAATCTCAAAAAACAGGTGCCTCGTGAGTACGTCCCGCCCAAACATACGGTTGAGGAAGTGAAACAGCTTAAAAACGAAGGAAACCACCCTATTGAGCCATTGCAGCCACCTGTTCAAACACCCGACCAACCCAAGCCAGACTCACCAGCAGTTGCACGCAGCCAACAGGCACGAGCAACCCGCAGAATAGGGCGAGGTGGGTTTGTTGGTCGTTGGCGTATGTAATCTATCTTGATTTCCCCATAAGATTACAGAATATGCAGTGAAATACCACCTTGAGCGCAACAATACCAACTCTATTACGCGAACCACAGACGATTGCAGCAGGCGATAATGTCTCGTGGATTCGACAGATTGACGACTATCCAGCAACCATCTGGACGCTGCATTATGTCATCCGTTCTACAAAAAACATTTACAAGTTTGATGCTGTGCAAGCATCGGCTAGTGACGTGTTATTTCAGGTTACGCTTACAACTGCTACTACTGCTACATGGGAACCTGCTTTATATTCCATTGGGGCGTATGTCACGAGCGGCACTCAGCAGTTTCAGATTCATACTTTCTTTCAGCAGCTAGAGGTTACAGCCAACCTTGCAGCAACTCCTAATGGTTCAGACCCTCGCTCGTTTGCCAGCAAGATGTTGGTCGAGATTGAAACGACCATTGCAAAACTTACCTCCAAGAGTGTCACCACTGCACAAGTAAACGGTCAGGCTTACACTCTGGCAAATCTCTCTGAACTTTGGAAAATGCGTGAACGCTTCGCATCTGAAGTTCGTCGTGAAGATGCTAAGGCTCGCTTGAACGCTGGTCTTGGTGGCTCCAACAAAATTGGTATTCGTTTCCGTCCGCTCAACATCCGTGCCTACCCTTGGCAGCAACGTGTACCGTGGCAGTAACCTCTTGAACTATGGCTTCCAACATTCCTTTTCTTCAGCGTATTACGGCTGGACTGAAAGCAGGTAAAAATGCTTTTAGCGGACAACAAAAACCGATGCACAAGATCATCGGTAAACGCTCTTATGCTGGTGCTGAATGGAACCGTCTTACTGAAGACTTCTTAGCACCCCTCACCACTGGTGACGCAGAATTAAAGACACGCCTACGCACCTTACGAGGTCGTGCCCGTGAGCTGGAAAGAAATGAACCCTACACCCGCCGATTCCTCTCTCGGCTGGAAGACAACATTTACGACCACCACGGTATAATTTTCAATTCCTTGGCTGGTGAATGGCGCATGAATGCCTTGAAGAAATTGGAGTTCCAAGTGGATTCCAACGACGCAAAGGTAATTGAAAACGCTTACATGGAGTGGAAGAAGAACCCGTTTGTTACGGGTGACATGACGCTCAACGAAGGTGGTCGTCTTGCGCTACGTTCTACTGCTCGTGACGGTGATACTCTTGTGAAGTGGGTTGTTGACCCAAACATTAACAAATTCGGTTTTGCCCTTCAGCTATTTGAAGGCGACATCATTGATGACTACCGTAACGAACTGACTCGTCAGCCCGGTGGTCAGGTCGATGTGCAAGTGCGTATGGGCGTCGAGGTAGATCGTTACTTCAAATCCACGGCTTACTACATCCTCAAAGAATACCCCGGCGATCAACAATGGTGGCACGCAGAGGGTTACTGGTCTGAACGCATGGATGCCTCTGGCTTCCTTCATCCTTTCCGTCGTACCCGTATCACACAAGTTCGTGATACAACTTGGCTGTGCGGTATCATGCGCGACTTGAAGATGCTCGATGGTTACGATGAAGCAGCCATTGTTGCAGCCCGTACTGGTGCAGCCAAGATGGGTTTTATCACTCGTGCTTACAACGACCCCGGCCCAGCTTACGAAGGTCAAGAAATCAACGAAGGCGACAAGAGCATGGATGCCGAACCCGGCTTGATTGAAGATTTGAGCCAGACCCCCGGCTTGGACTTTAAGACCTACGACCCAGCCTACCCGCATGAACAGTATGGTGAGTTCGTCAAAACCCGCCTACGTCGAATTGGCGCAGGTCTGGACATGAGCTACTACGCCATCGCCAACGATCTCACTGAAGTAAACTTCAGTTCTATCCGTGCTGGTTTGCTTGAAGACCGTGAACACTTTAAAGCCCTACAAACGTGGTGGATTGATAAATTTGAAGCCCCCGTGTTCTTAAAATGGCTGGAAATCGGATTACTCAATGGAACCATCAAAGACCCCTACACTGGCAAAGCCCTCCCATTTACCAAGCTCGCCAAATTCAAGAACCACAAGTTCCGTCCCCGTCGTTGGTCGTGGGTTGACCCACAAAAGGATGTCGCTGCTTCTGTCGAAGCTATCAACAATCGTATCAAGTCTCGTACCTCGGTGGTTGAAGAAACCAGCCAAGAGACGTTTGAAGACATCATGCAGGAACAAGCTATGGAGCAAAAGCTCGCTGACCAAGCGGGCGTTATTCTGCCTGACCCTAATCCTAACTTCCCCTCGCCAAGACCCGGTGAAGACAAAGCCTCTACAAAGAAAACCAAAGAGGAAGAAAAGTAAGCCTATATAATCTATCTTGACCGTGTATCAAAAAATACGGAAACAATACTTAACAAATTACCCTATATGGATAAAAAACCAATTGATCTAAGCGACAGTCGCTTAAAAGCCATGTCCCGCGAGTTCAATGTTGAACGTGGGTCGATGGATGCCGACAAGCGTACCGTTGAGCTATCGTTTGCTTCTGAAGCTCCGGTTGAACGCTTCTTTGGTAATGAAATTTTGGAGTGTACCGATAAGGCGTGCGACCTCTCGCGTCTTCGTCAACAAGCTCCTCTCCTCCTTAACCACGACCCTGAAGACCAGATCGGTGTCGTGGAAAGCTGCCAAATCAAAGGCGGCAAAGCTCGTGCGGTTGTCCGGTTCTCAAAGAACCGCTCCAAGCATGGCTTAGACATCTTTCAGGACGTGCAAGACGGTATCCGTAGCTTGGTCAGCGTAGGCTACCGTGTGAAGAATATGGTACTCGCGGAGAAAAACACCGATGCTGGGGACAGCTACCGTGTGGACTCGTGGGAACCGTATGAAATTAGCCTCGTCAGCATCCCAGCCGACGCTTCCGTTGGCGTGGGTCGTTCCCAACCACAACCTTTAGAGAAACCAAAAACTAATATGTCCGCTGAAAATACTCCTGCTGCTCCAGCCGTTACGGTTGCCGAGCGTGCTCCTGCTCCCTCCAACGCCAACGTCACCCGCAAGGATGAAGTTGCCAATATCCGCGCTATCGGTGAGAACTTCAAAGTCTCCTCCGAGCGTGTTATGGACGCCATCGTGAATGGCGAATCCCTCGATAGCTTCCGCAAATTCGTCGTGGAAGATCACCTTAAGGCTACCGCTGTCAGCCAGCCCGCTGTCATCGGCATGAACAAGAAAGAAAAGCGTCGGTACAGCCTGACCCGCGCTATCAACCTTCTCTCCCAAAACCGTCCTCTCGATGGTCTGGAAAAAGAAGCCTCCGACGCTGCTTCCAAGCAATACCGTCGTGAAGCCCATGCTGGCGGTTTCATCATGCCGCATGACATGGCTGAATACGCTGACCCTGAGATGACGGCAGCGATGCTTCGCGTTTCGCCTAGCCTCGCCAACAGCCGTTACGGTCAAAACCTCCAACGTCAGCTCCAAACCAACAACTTCTCCCAAGCGGGTGCTCTTGTTGCGACGGACTTCCTTGGTGGTTCCTTCATCGAGCTGCTTCGTAACCGCACCCTCCTCACCCAACTCGGCGTTGGTACGATGAGCGGTCTGGTTGGCAACATCGCCATCCCACGTCAGTCCGGTGCGGCTACCGCTTACTGGTTGGCTGAAGGTGACGCTGTTACCGACACCAAGCAGTCGTTTGCACAGCTCGCGGCTACTCCTCGCCGTCTTGCTGCTCGCACGGCTTACAGCAAGCAATTGCTGGCCCAGTCCTCCCTCGATGCGGAAGCCCTTGTGCGTGACGACCATGTTCGCATTATCGCTATTGCTAAAGATTTGGCTGGTATCCAAGGCACGGGCGGTTCGCAGCCTATGGGCATCCTGAACGGGCCTACCACCGATTCTACGGGCGGCGGCAACAACATCACCAGCGTCACTTTCGGCACCGCTCCTACTTGGGCGAACGTCGTTAAGTTTGAACAGCAGATTCAATCTGCGAACGCTGACCTCGGCACGATGCAATGGCTCACGAACCCAACGGTTCGCGCCAAGTGGAAAACCACCGTCAAAGTCCCGAATTACCCAGTGTTCTTGTCGGGTGATGACAACATGACCAACGGTTATCCCGTGAACATCACGAACCAAATCGCTACCACTGGCAGCAACGCCAACAAAGCGATCTTCGGTGCGTGGGGTCAGGCTATGTTCTTCGATTGGGCTGGTTACGATGTCGTCGTTGACCCGTACACCCAAGCGGCGAACAACCAAGTTGTCGTTACCGTCAACCTGTTCACCGATTTCGGTGTCCGTCACTGGCCTTCGTTCTGTGTTTCCACGGACTCGGCTGCTCAGTAATCCGAACACATCAACCCTTAACTAAAGGAATAAATTACCATGATCTACGACATCCCGAATTACGTCACGCCAATCGCTGCCCTCCCTGTGGCAGCGGTTGCCGCAACCGCCAACGGCACCCCATACGATATGAACGGTTATATCGGCAAAGTGCTGTTCCGTGTGGACGCTGGCAACGCTACCGCTGGCACCAACCCCACCCTTGACCTCGTGTTCAAGCAATCGTCGGACAACTCCAATTGGAGCAATGCCAACGTCGCTTTCACGCAGATCACGGGTGCTACCGCGCAGGTCGTCTCTATCGACACCCGCGCTGTTGCCCGCTATGGTCGCATTGACCGTGTTATCGGTGGCACGA